ACACGGGCCGGTGGAATGAAAGTCTTGTATCTCATCGTTTTCATTATTGGGCACGATGGTGCGCACGATGTCACCGCGATGCCGGTCAAGGCCTGCCCTTCAAAAGTTCTCACTGAGAAATATTATAATGAGCACCAAGCGCTCGGTGCGTTTGCGCAGTGGGCTGCACTCTGCACCACGATAGATTTTTCCCAGCCTAAAAAGGAGATTTAAGGATGGTCGGGCTTACGTTGTTGGTCCTGCAAGTTGTCGTAATAGGAGTCTTATTATAATGCTTAGTTTATTAGGTTCCGTTCTTGGCTTTGGCACATCGTTTCTGCCGAAGGTGATGGACTTCTTCCAGGACCGCCAAGACAAGGCGCATGAGCTGAAGCTCATTTCGGCCCAGATCGATCAACAGAAGGCTCTCGGTGAGATCAAGCTCCAGCATCTGCATGTCGAGGCCGACATACGCGAGAGCGAAGCGCTGCTGAAACATGACAAGGCGATGATGAAGAGCGCATCGACTTGGATGGTCACTTATGCCGCAAGCGTCCGGCCGAGCATCGGGTACTTGTTGTTCCTGGAATTTTTCATCCTCACATATTTGTTGGCGTTCGACATGATCACGCTGGATCTCTATCAGGCAATTTGGTCGGAGCCCATGCAAGCCACGTTCACAACCGTGGTCTCATTTTATTACGGCAGCCGGTCGTTCAATCGGCGCGGCCATACATGAAGATCAGCTCGCGCGGCCTGGAGATAATCCAACATTTCGAAGGGTGGTCGGCCTCAGTTTATAAATGTCAAAGCGGCTATATCACGCAGGGGTGGGGTAGCTGTTATGATAATCGAGGCTTGCCTATCTCCCCTCATGCAGACGATATCGATAAGGTCACCGGCGAAAGTTATCTCAGATATGCGTGCCGACACGTTGAGGAAGCAATTACGAGACTTGTCCTCACGCGGGCCCAGCTGACCCAAGGCATGTTCGATGCGAGCTGCTCACTAGCCTACAACATCGGGACCGGCGCGTTCGCCCGCAGTACGATAAGGCAGCGCCTGGCGCGCGGCGATTACTACGGAGCCGCTGACATCTGGTGGCAGTTCCGTAGAGGCGGCGGCCGGATCTTACCAGGGCTCGTTCGCCGTAGAGCTGCGGAGAAAGAGCTGTTCCTCAGTGATGGCTGAAAGTTAATTTTGGCACTGAGATTTCGCCAGTGCCAAAACCCAGTGCAGACCCAGTGCCAAAACGTATCTGCAACCAGAATAATTGTGTGCAACTAGAATAAATATAATGAGAGAAAATGGCAGAGAACTGTCACTCTGTCGCACCAGGATAACTGTGCTTCATAAGGTCATTAGGCTCATAACCTGAAGGTCGTAGGTTCAAATCCTACCCCCGCAACCACTCATAGTTAAGTAAAATCAATCACTTATAAGACACACGCCCTCCGCAATGGAGGGCTTTTTTTTGTGCCCAGTGCAGACCCAGTGCCAAAAGATTTTTGAAACCTAACGCCCTCCAGGTTTTTGCCTGAGGACCGCACGTTTCCCTTGCAATGTAACTCACAGTAACTATAATGAATCGCACGGACACCTTTGATTCCACTAGTTACCGGAGAGAGACATTGTTAAACAAACACGTAGTTCACGGGTTACCGCTTAACGGAACAGTCAACGGCAAGCCAGCCATTGACGCCTTGGCCGGCGGCAGCTTCCTCGCCAGCTACTTCTATGCAAGGCCGGGCAACAACAAGCTCGGTGTTCAAGTTGACCGCGCCATCGAGCTGGTCGGCAAAGATGAGATCCTCTTCCTCGACAACGGCGCTTTCACCGCTTTCAAGAACGGCGTGTCGATTGCCGACGATCAAGACTACCTCGATGACTTCTATGCCTGGGCAAAAGATGTTTGCAATCGTTGCCCCCAGGCCGTGGTCATCATCCCCGACGTAATTGACGGCACCACCGACCAGAACAATGAGTTGATCTCAGAAGCCAATCAGAGCGGCCTTGATGATGATCGCCTGGTTCCCGTTTGGCACCTGCATGAATCTTTTGAGCAGCTCATCCGTTTGGTGGAAACTTTCAACCACATCGCCATCGGCAGCTCCGGTGATTACTGGAAAGTGAACAGCCCCGAGTGGCAGGCCCGCATCGATGCAATGTTCGCTCACTTGGATGCCTGGTTCGAAACCGATGAAGCCGATGGCATCGTGCGTCCTAAGTTGCACATGCTGCGTGGCATCGCTGTTATGGACGCGCATCGTTTTGATAGCGCCGACAGTGTCAACGTTGCCGTCAACCATGGTCGGCAAGCATCGAAGGGCGAAACCCTTCCGGCCTTCCGCGCTCGCGTCGAGCGCAAGGCCAAGCGCGGTGAAGTCCACGGCGCAGCTCAGCTGGGCACCGCTGCCGAGCGTAACAACGCAGCTCGCGACTTCGACATCGCGCGCACCAAAGATGCCATCGCGGATTTCCAGGCCGCCGGCCAGACCGATCATTGGCGTTATCAGTTGCTGGTTGATCACCTCGCGGTGATCGATCCGGCTCCGGCAGCAGCCAATGATGACCTTCTGGATATTCCAGAATTTTTGAAGCGTGCAGCATAGGGGGGCTGAGCAATGAGCAATCAAAAACAGATCATCGTCAAAGAGTCGAAAGACAAAGAGCGCCGCAAGCCAGGCCGCGCTCGCTTTTACATAAGTGTACGCGCAGATGCAATTAAGGTTGCAGGTGATAAAAACCAAGTCGGCAAGTCTCGCCGTTTCTTCCATACGAAGGAAGAGGCCGAGGCCGAGGCAATGAAACTAAACGGCCAGCAGATTGCAGGCGGCATCATCACCGCGCATCCCGAGAAGTCGGTTGGCAGAGCCATCGATGATTTCATCAAGAAGTCAGATGGCCGAGAGGACCGCCGTAACATCTCAGCTGGGCAACTGGCGAACGTGACCAGCGGAGCCCTGTCTTGGAAAACGCTCCTGGTCGATGGCGTGCCGTTCTCGGAGCTGCAGTGCATGGACGTTACGGCCGCGCAGATCGAGGAGCTGCTCGAGGACAACTTCCGTAATTCAAAGACAGGGGAGCGCCTGGCGCATAACACGATCAAGAACAAGTTAGATCCGCTGAAGAAGATCTTTGACCTGGCGGTTAAGAACCGCTGGTGTGTCGATAACGTCGCGCGCATGGTTGATTTCGAAGAGGTCAAGTATAAGGGCCTCGATGCGGCCGAGACTTCACAGCTCTCTCGCATCGATCTCGATCAGATTAACAATGTCATCGATCTTAGTTTTAAGTTGAACAAGCGCAGCGATGCGATGGCGTTGGCGTTTGCCTGCTGGACGGGTTTGCGCTCCGGCGAAATGCGTGCGCTCAAATGGAAGCACATCCTCTGGGACCGCACCGAAACCTGCAAGCGCACCGGCAAAAAGATCTACGCGCCGGCTGCGCATGTGAAAGTCGCGATGCGGAAGCAGAGGGGCGGCGAGGTATCTGCCGACATCCCGAAGAAGACGAAGAACGGCAAAGACTCGAAAGTTATTCGCATGGTCTTCTTGCTGCCGACATTGGTCGCATGGTTGAAGGCGTGGAAACTTGAAACGCCGTTTGCCGGTGACGACGACTACGTGTTCCCGATGGACGACGGCACGTCGCACAAGGACACAAAGTACTGGCGCGAGAGCGTGCTGCATCCAATCTGCAACATCGTCGGCATGTACATGGTCGATGATGAAGCGCCTGGGTTCCGCGTTGTCGATAACAACAACAACTCATCCGCACCTGCGAGCTTCGCTCTCGATGAGACACTGCCGAGCCAGTTCAAAAAGAAGTACATGCGCTGGCATGACCTGCGTCATGTGTTCGCGTCACTGGCGCTGCATGTGCTTGGCAACGACCTGGTGCGCGTTGCGGATCTGATGGGTCACCAGACTGTGGACACCACGCGACAACTGTACGGCCATTGGATTGAGGACGTAGCGCGTGACGCTGCGGACGCAGAGAAGATGGAAGCGAAGATCTGGCGCGGGCAGCAGCCGTTCAATCCCTGGCTGCAGCAAGTCGCATGAGCATGCCCGAGCTGATGCACCGCAGGCTGGTACGAGAGGCCAGCCTGCACCTGGGAGATCCCCAGTCAACGCGAACCCTGCGGGATCTGTGCCGGCGCTTCTTGGAAGAGAACCCGCTGCCTGCTAAACCATACAAATAGGAGAGAGACATGACCGATGAAGAGAAAAAAGCACGCTTAGAAGCTGCCGCGCCGGATCTGCTGGCAGCTCTCGAAAACCTGCTCGAGGATTACATCTGGATAGGCGGTGCCGGCAGTGACCGCGCCGGCGTTATCATCGAGGCCGAGGCCGCACTCAAGAAGGCTCGCGGCAACATCTTTGAAGAGGTAGAAGAGATACTACGGAAACATAACGAAAAGATCCGAAACCCAGATTATATGTTAAGCGAATAAAGGCTGGGGGGGCACTTAGCCCCCCTCTTTTTTTGCCTGCTGTATTGCAGCGCCGATGGCCAGGTAGCCGGTGCCATCATCCAGGTTATCTGGGTTGCAATCTTCACTGTTCTGATCACGCGCGAGCTTCTGCAGCGCGTTTAACACGCAGACCTGGACCGGCGTAATGGGCGTGCCCAAATACGCCGACCAGATGTCTGCAGTCATCTGAAAGGTGTCCCGATAATCACCGTGGGTCTGAGCCCGCTGGGCAATGATCGATGCGACCTTGTTGAGTACATCACTCGGGTTCAACGCCACGCCCTTCCAGATTATCGATCTGCCAGGTGGGGATCATCTTGCGGCCCCCGATCTTCCTGACCTGGATCTCGCCGAGCTTGATGCTCCGGTAGATCCGCGCGGTGTTTGTCTCGGTCGTATCACCGAATAACCGCAGAGCTGCTTCCTGCACGGTCAGCATCGATCCCGTCTTAGCCGAAATCATCTGCCAGGTTCCTTCTCTGTGGAGCGGCCGGTGCCGGCTGCTGATCATCGCCGCTGCGGTCCACCGAGCTGAGCGAGCAGCCGAGGTTCATACTGTCCGCGTATTGCCAGACCGAGATCGAGTATTCGCCTGGCGGCAGCGCGCTGTGCAGCGTGATCGTACCGTTGCCAAAATTAGGCTTGCCCTTCTCCAGCGGCGTGTCACCAGAGAAGCGGTCTGTGTTCCTGTGTGCAGTGAACTTTAGAACCTCATTATATTTAGCCATCGTTTGTCCTTTCACTCGTTAAGTAAGGATTGTTTTCTAGCCGACCAGGCGTTGCCGACCTGCGTGTAGTCTGCGTCGGTCAACGTCTGCATCTTTCCATCGTTTACGCTTAGCCAGTCGTTATGCTCTCCCAGGTGCTTGTGTCTGGCGAACCCTGTGATCTGCTGGGCAACCCATGGATCATCCGGCACGCGTATGCCCATCGTGTCCTCGATGTTTTCAACGACCGCGCCCTCTGGCTTGGGCTCCGGCTTAGGTGCCAGCGTATTGCTATGACTCAAACTATGACCCTTCGCCGGCGGCAGCTCATCGGCCGGCGTGGCCGCCTGGCCATCATCATCCTCATCAGTGCCGGCAGATCCGACTAGCGCCATCAAGCCGTAGCGCCTCGCGTAGGTAATGGCCGAGCCCATCTTCTGAGGGTTGGCCTTGTTCTCGCAGAGCAGCGGCACGCCACCGTCCTCGATGTATTCGCCCTCGGCGTGAACCAGGCGCGTGACCACGCGGTCAGGCTCGGTGTAGGTGAGCTGCATCACGGCCAGGTTATGGTTGCGCAGTGTCTCTTTGACTTTGTTGAGGCATGTCGGCAGCGTGGCGTAATCACCGTAGTTCGCCTTGCCATCGGTCTTCACGTTGCCGATCATGTTGAGCGCGGCAACCAGGTCGATGTGGAATTTACTCATGGCGCAGCACCAGCACATCCTGGTTGTTACCTGTCGCGCAGCTCGGCCGCCGGCCCCTGGCCTCGATGCGGCCCAGCGCCTTCAGCTCCGACACGCGTGGCCGAAACCGATTGAAGATCGAATCATGCACGGCTGCTATCTCATCGGCCGTGAGCCCCTCGGGCGCAGTCTTCAGCGCCTCGATGACCAGCTCCTGGTCGCGCTGCTTCTTAGGCTTCACCTGCTCGGCGGCTTCCATTGAAGTCACCGTTCCCTTAAACCCAGGGTTATCTGGGTACTGAAACTTTAGATAAAAAGTCTCAACTCCGTTCCTCTGCATATCTCTCTCCCTCATAACAACGATCAATAAGTGCGCAGGCGCTGAACACGTAGCCCATCACCAGCACGGCAACCGCAGCGACACAGATGCCGCCGCCTATAATTTCCAGCGCCCTCATTCGGACCACATCTGCTCAGCCAGCTGCTTGTAGGCAGGGCTCTCGGATCTCCACATCCAATGCGAGAAGTCCGGTGCAATCATCGAGAGCAGATCCGACACATCGTCGGCCTTCCGCATCAGTGTCTCTCGGGTGCGGGCAACCAGGCGCATGCTCTCGAGCGCCTGGGTCAGGCGCGCCTCGCTCAGCTCAGGGCAATCGACAGAGCTGAACACGCGGAACGCTTTGCAGTTGGCATAGACCAGGGTCACCGGCACGTTGTCGGACTGCTTACGCATCCACATCCAATAAAGCGCAACCTGGTTGATGTGATCGGCCTTGGGTTTCGCCGGCAGCGAGTTGACCTGGAACCCGCGTTTCGCATTAGGCTTCACGTATGGCCATTGTGTCTTCAGCTCGACAACGCCGCGCGTCATAAAATCCAGCTGCCCGATGAACGGCAGCTCGACGCCCTCGAGCATCGCGGACACCCACGGCCCGTCCTCGACCTTGTTCTCGCCCTTGACCGCCTCTCTGGTGCCCTCGAGCAGATGCTGCAGGGTCAGCGCGAACACTGTGTCTTCCTGCTCGGTGATGTCCGATTTGTAGAGGCCGTTCAGAATGATGTCGCGCTTGGCGGCGTCATCAGGGTTGAAGTCCTGCGGCGTGTGTTCGTGGATCTTGCTGACCGCATGTCGGTAGGCCTCGCCGGCATCCGCGTCCTTGAGCAGCACCTGGCGCACGTATGTTTCGGCCTCTGTACCGCTGTTCATCGCCACGTTGGACGGCGTGAAGACCTTACGCGGGCGCGCTATGACCTTTTCAAATATCTCTTTGCAGTTAGGGCGGTTAATGCCGCCAGGGCTGTGTGCGCTGAAGTTAAAGCGCCGCGCCCAGTCGGGCGTCATGTCATTAGGCATCGCTCTCTCCAATTACAATGCGTAACTGAGAGCTAACCTAAAAGTAATTTAAACGCAACAAAATAAAAAACCCCGCACTTATGCGGGGCTTTTCGAATTATATAAGGATGTTTTTATTTTCCGTTGACGATCTTTTTTCCAGGTGATTCGTTTGGTTGTACCGTCACATCAGGCCGGTACACCGCCTCATCATCTTCGAAATCGACTTTGACGAACACTGTTTGACCAGGCTTTGCGGTGTAAGAGACATTGACATACTTTGGAGCTTCGTCATCTTCACCCCAAATATCTTGCAGTCTGCAACCTAAAAAATCGCAAATCTGCTGACATTGCGAAATGCGTGGATCAACCTCACCTCTTTCATATCTCCGGTAAGCTGGTGCGGTCATCTCCAGATGGTCGGCGATGTCTTGCACTGTCACGCCCGCACCTTTTCGCATTTTTCTCAATAGTTCGTGTGACATTCAATTTTCCCCTCCGTAACCGCATCCATAGGCGCAGTTTGTGTAGATTTTTTATCATTTGGCCACGGCCTGTTCGACCATTCGACCATCGTTTCAAGATGATTGTCGTGCATTTTTCTCATAGCATTGTTGCAAACATCGCGCACTCAATGTCGTGGTACAGCGCGCGGCGCGATGCCCACAAAACTTGGCGCTCCAGTCGTGAAAAGGTAATGCCTTTCGGTTTGATCGGTTGTGACATCATTTCTGGTACGCTTTCCAAGAACCCTTCACATTGCAAAAAGCTGACTGCGTTCTGTACGCGCTTGCGGTATCGTTCTGTTTGATTTCCAACCAGCATTTGCAGTAGGCCGCGACTCAAAGGTTGGCAATACCACCAACAACAACTTGAGATCTGCCAGATTCTTCTGACAAAAACATCGTGAACTAACCGCCTGCGTAAAACGCCGTTTGCATTATCTCCGTTCACAGATTTATTGGTTCCTCTGAACGGAGTAAAAACACCGTAAACCCTAAGTTCAGCATGCGTCATTTTTTGTTCCGCATAACTGCTTTTGTTAAATCCGACATCCTGTGGGGGAGTGAACAGTAAAGATCGAAACACGCCAGATGTGTGATAGTCACGCATCATCGAGTGCAGGTCACAATTATTAAGCGGATCGTCTGCGTGATTGTCAGGTAGTTTTGAAATTGTAAGCCGTGATTTTTTCTGGTGCTGCGAAAAATTAATCACGTTATCCGGCGGTGGCATTGAACGCGAACTGCGGCGTTTTACTGGTATCATCCTTCTCTGCTCGGTCATGTTTAAATCCTCTCCGTTTTATAACCATGGGACAATGTTGTTCACATCATGTTACTTTAAGCAACATTAAAATAACCAGGCACGTGGATAAGTATTTTGACAGGTGACTGACAGTTTCGTATTAGTCACTGCATGGTTACTTTTTCAAACTGGATAAAACAGAGCGGCATGACCCAAGAGGTGATTGCCCGCAGGCTCGGCGTGAGCAGGAGCTACGTCACACAACTAGCGCAAGGCAAACGCACGCCCTCGCTGAAGGTGGTGCGTAACATCCTGCTGATCGCCAATGGATCACTGACTGCGGAGGATCTCCTTCTTGAGTTCACCCAGTGAGTATCAGATCCACTGCGCCATCATCGACATGCTGAGGCTTTGGCTGCCAGACGACTGCGCTGTGCATCATAGTCCTAACGAGGGCCGGCATAAGGTGCAGTATCGCTTGAAGCAGCGGCGCATGGGCGTCACGCCTGGCTGGCCCGACCTCGAGGTCATCGTGCCGCGCAAGTATTGGCGGTCCCAGGACGAGTACGCACCGATATTTCTCGAGATCAAAACCGCGAAGGGCCGTACCAGCGAAAACCAGCGGCGCGTTCACAAGCACCTGCGCAAGGCGGGTGCTGAAGTTCACATCGTGCGCAGCATCGAGGATGTCCAGGATGTGTTCACTGGTGATCGGTGGGCGCTCTGATGAGAGGGTTCTTTGTCCATGAAGGCTGCTGCGATGTGGTCAAGGGCTTGGCGCAGCTCATCCGCGAAGACGAGGTCAACATCCCTGACCTGGCTGACGAGGCCGGCGTGCACTACGGCACCATTCACGGCTGGTTCAAGCGCCACAGTCCAAGCGTGATGAACATGCAGTCGGTTCTGCATGTGATGGGATACGAGCTGATAATCAGGAAGAGGGAAGATGTGTGATGAATGTTTCGGCCAAGGTGAGATCGTCAGGCCTGCCAAGAGGTTTACGTTTCAGAAAGTTACCAGGGTGTTCGGAGAGAGGGTGGCAACCACCGTTGACTACACCGTACCCGAGGGACCAGATGCCTGCCCTTTGTGCGTCAGGCAAGCCGAGTTCGAATATAAACTGCATGTAGCTAGGAGTTCCAATGGGAAAGCGCTCGGATTTTCCACGTAAACTCAACGACTTCTACCCGACACCGATGTCTGCAGTGCTGCCGCTGCTCGATGAGCTGCGGCCGGAAACTGTGTTCGATGAGCCCTGCGCCGGTGATGGTTCACTGGTGCGTCACCTGGAGCAACATGGGCACCACTGCCTCAAGGCATCTGACATCGAGCAGCGCCTGCCCAGGTCGTATATTCGCGGCGGCGTGGACGCCCTCGAGATCCAGCACTCCGACGCTATGATGTTTATAACCAACCCGCCCTGGAGCCGTAAGATCATGCATCCCATGATTATGCACCTGGCTGCCATACGGCCGGCGTGGTTGCTCATCGATGCCGGCTGGTTTCATACGCAGCAGAGCGCGGCCTTCATGGAGTTCTGCAGGAAGATCATCAGCATCGGCAGGGTGAAGTGGATCGAGGGATCTAAGCATACGGGCAAGGATGATTGCGTCTGGGCCCTGTTCGACAGGCGCTACGAGAAGATCCCTCAGCAGACAATATTCCAGGGCCGCCAAGTTAAGCAGGTCATCATCACTGATGAGGAGCGTGAGGCTGCTATTGATTGCGGTGAGGGTGATCAGTTTGGGATGGGCGCATGACCAACCCTGAGCTGGAGCTGCAGAAACTCGAGGAGCAGCTGGACGCTGCATACATGCGATGGCAGCGGCTGGAGAACGATGACACGCTGCACACAACGGGCAGCCCATACTGGGCAGAGAAGCGCGCGGCGCAGGACGCGTACTTCGCGCTCAAGCATCAGTACCAGGCGCAGACGCAAGGGTGCCGATGATGTCGTTATCGCATGATGCGTTCATTTTTTTGTCTGAGCTGAAAGCCGCGCAGGGCAAAGCATCGAGGCAGTTACTCACAGCTGCTGTGGAGAGAAGGGGTGTAAAAGATGTTGACAAGGTCATTTCCGAGCTTCAAGAAAAGAGCTGGGTGGTTTCCACTTACAGCTGTAACACTAAGCTGCACTTCGTTGAAGCTCACTCCTCCAAAAACTTTTTCTTTAAACAGGCTTCGAATAAAAGCCGTGACCTTAAGCAGCTCTTCGTTACTGCTTCTAAGTGGTCGAACCCAAATTACCGCGCAGTGGTTGAAGGCAAAAAGCCGCGCTTTGATGTGCTGCATGAGTACGCTCGCCGTTGTATCTCCAGACAAGACCATGCCGACTTCTGGCGTGGTGTGCGGGAGATGAGCGATGCAGAGCAACGTGATCTCCGTAGCAGGGTTGCACGATTACTTGATTGAGGCGGCCGAGACTGAACGCCGGCTGCCGGCAGCTCTTCGCAAACAGAAGCTCGCATCTTGGCCAGACATCCAGCCTGACTGGCTCAGCTATGCTGACACCAATAAGCACAATACGCTCGGCCGCGCATCCACCAGGCAGATCCAGCGCTATGACGATATTTTGCACAGCATTGCTGACCTGCAAAGCAGCGATGATCGGCGGCTACTCTGGGCTGTAGCGCACTCAGGTGCATTCAAACGGCGCGGGCCCAGCTGGGTAAAACTGAGCCGGTTGATGCATTGTGACCGGCGTATAGTGAAGACCAGGTACGAGGATGCGCTCATTAGGTGGTATTATCACTGCGTCAAAAATACCAGATCTAGCGCTTTTATTGTTGCTCAATGAACTGAAAACAGTGTCTTGTTGGGTACGCTTAGGGTGATGTGTCCCTGGGCTCTCTCCGTAAAAACCTCCCTGGTGCCGCAGTGCTCTCCCCAGTGCTGCGGCACTTTCCTGTAGGCATATGTGATGGCAGGCAAACTCAATAAGCAGAAGATGCAGGCAGTGTGCGATGAGCTGGCGAAGGGTAAGTCCCTGCGCTCGATCTGCACAGCTGAGAATATGCCTCACTTTGTCACGGTGCTGCAGGCAGTGCAGAGAGATGATGACTTGCATGAGCAGTACACCAGGGCTCGCGCCATCGGCGCTGAGATCCTGGCTGATGAGATGTTCGACCTGGCACGCCAGCCCCTCGATGGTTTCGATAAGCAGCTGGCAAACGCTGAGGTGCAGCGCCGGCGTGTAGAGATCGACACCATGAAGTGGGTGTTCGCTCGCATGCAGCCGAGAGGCATCAGGAACAATGTTGAAGACACTGCACAGAGCGGCGTGATTACGTTGAGCTGGGGCGGCGGGACTGATGAAGCAATGCAGCGCGATGAGCCGGCCGAAGCGGCCAAGGTGCTGACACTGGTGCAGGATGATCCAGCATGAAGTCGAAGGCGAAGGCAGTGAAGGCGCAGTCGAAGGCTAAGAAGAAGCTCAAGAAGCGGCTGCTGAAGGCGTACTGATGCCAGCGATATTGGATAGGCTTGTTGGCCAGCTGAAGCGCAAAGGTCATAGCGCGAGTACGTCTTATGCGATAGCGACCAAGGCGCTGCAGAAGAGCGGCAACTTGAAGCCTGGCAGTAACAAGGCAACATCGAAGGGCAAGCAGCGTGGTGCGATGACACCAGCTGCGAGGGCCAAGGATCGAGCTGCGAAGCGCTCAGGCCGCAAGGCGAGTGCGTACACGTACAATGCGAAGAACAACACAGCGAAACTGTTAAATGCCTAAGCTCGGTGAACTCAAGGCGAATGTGAAGCCACGCTCACGGTATCAGCGGAAGTACAACTTCAAGCATCGCGCTGACAATGCTGCGAGGAAGAGAGCCAGGCGATTGCTCGAGGGACAAGGCAGAGTGCGTAAGCATGATGGCAAGGACATCGATCATCGTGATGGCAACCCGAGGAACAATGGTAGGCGCAACCTGTTGGTGAGCAACAGGAGCAGGAACAGGGCGAAGCATTGACCCGTCGGTAAATTAAAGAGCGCGGCATATCAGCTCGCGCGCGACGGCGGCAGGGCACGGCAGGGCCAGGCCGGCACCATGCCCGAGCTTTGAATTGTTTTGGCACTGGGTCTGCACTGAGCGCGCTGTATCCCGCAGGTTTCTGCGGTTCTCCCTCAGGCTGTAAACCTGAATCTATGAGGGCGAAAACTTTTTCTGCTGGCCTGGCACACCCCCGTACCCCCGAGAACCCAGGCGCTGGACTCTATAGCGTATATACCCATCGAAGGGAGCCTCAGCTTCTCACATGGAGATCCAACTTCCTTACACGCCGCGCCCTCTCCAGGCCGTGCTGCACCAGGAGCTGGCCCAGCATCGCTTCTCAGTGCTGGTGATGCACCGGCGCTTTGGTAAGACCCTCATGGTTCTGGCGCACCTTCTGAGGGACGCGGTGACCAGTACGAAGAAGAACCCGAGGTATCACTACGTCACGGCCTCGAGGGTGATGGCCAAGCAAGTTGCCTGGGACTATTGCAAGCAACTGGCTGAAGTCATACCAGGTGTGAAGTTCAACGAGACTGAGCTGCGGGTGGATCTGCCCAACGGTGCCCGCATGCAGCTCCTGGGCGCTGATGATGGCGGTGATCGTCTGCGGGGGATCTATTCAGATGGCCTCGTTCTCGATGAGGTTAGCCTGCTCTCGGAAACGCTTTTCACGCAAGTGATACGGCCTATGC